ATACTCAATGATTGCATCTTCTGTGTCTTTTGGAAAATATTGTCTATTTGGCCCTCTTTTCTTTCTAATTGCCATTTTTTTGTTGTTTGAATTTTTCTATTGTTTCTTTGATTTGATAAAATATAGAACCAACTTCATCATCCTTCTCAAACATTTCACGACTATCAATTAGTCTTAATGCTTCCAGTAATGCTTCGTTTCTTTCAATTTCTGTTTGTATAAATTTTTGTGTATCTTCGTATGTATCTTCGTATTTTTCTAATTTTTTTAAAAGATTGTAAACTACATATAGTAATGTAATTATAAGTAATGTAAGTATTGTGTATATCATATTAAACTATTTCGTATCCTTCTAAAAAGTATTTATTTGCATTTTTGTATTTGACTTCTACCATTTCACCTGCTTTTGATTTCATTATTATTTTGTCATTTCTGCCATAATTAACTTTTTTGACAAAAGTAGTAGTATAAACTCTATCTTTAATGGTAATTCCGTCTAAGTGGTCAATTTCATGTTGAACTATAACCGTCATCATTGTTTCTTTTGATACAGACTCATTGGCTTTATCAGCTTCTGGATTAATTTCAAATGTTAGTTCTCCTAAGTTATCAGTTTGTACAATAACTTTACTTGCTCTAATAGTTCTAACCGGTTTTGTTAAAGTTGAAGGGATTGATAAACATCCTTCCATAAAAAGAAATCCTTCTTTTGATTTTTCTTTAATAATTGGGTTTAGTAAAAAAAGTTCTTCATCTCCGAAATGGATGTAACATGCTCTTTTCTTAATACCTATTTGTGTTGCTGATATACCTAATCCTGGATGTTCTATTAAAGCCGTTGTCAATTCCATTCTTAACTCATCGGACTCTTGTTGTGTAATTTCTGTTTTAGGACATGGTGTTTTTAGATATTCTCTAAATTCCGTTGTTTCTAACCCTAATTGGTTTTTATCTACTATTAATTTCATTTTTTGTTTTTTAAATTATTATTTATCAATTGCATATATAACTTCATCACCATTGGAATCAATATATTTTTTTTTAATAGAATTTCCGTTGATTTGTTCAATTTCTTTTGGTGGGTTGTGATGAATTACATTATATGCAGGTGTAATGCCATAATTTATACTTTCAATATCTGGAATAATTGATATCATAATCTTATCCCAGTTATTTGTAAAAAATGGTTCGTTTTGTAATTCTTTTAAAACTTCTTGTGCAGATTTTGTATTATCTCCATCTACTTCTACATCTCTAATAGCTATCCAACAATTTTTCCCTTTCTTTAATTGTTGTTCTATTAACCACTCATGACCTTTATGCCATGTTTGCCATCTACCTATAAATAACGCGTATTTTTTCATATTTGTAATATACGAAAATAATTTTACAATGCCAAATAATTAATAAGTTTTAATTAAATCGTCTTCTTGTTTCTTTTTGTATTTTAACCAATAATTAATTGCATTTTGGTCATTTATCCATTTTGATTTAGTTTCCCAATCAAACCCAGGTCTTGCGTAATATGGTTGCATTCCATTTCTAGGGCCAACTTCAAACCACTCATCAATCATACCGTCACCATTCGTATCATATCCATCAATTGTTCCATCACCATCCATATCAATAGGAATCCTAATAATTGAATTTTCATTTTCTTTGTAATTCTCATTTTCTTTGTTTTCGTTAAGAATATTTTCTACTATAACTTCATTTTTACCCTCTTTTGTAGAATTTTTTCCACTATCTCCGTATATTTGGTAATTTTTGTAGTTTTCTTCCATTAAATAATCTAAATTATCATATAAACCCAATTTTTGGTCATGTTCTACCATTTCTCCCAAAAGTCTTCTTTGTTTTTGTTTTTTGGTTTCAATTAAACCATTGAATGCGATAATTAGAGCTACTGCTAATGGGTCAAATACTATTACAATTAAAAATATGAAGAATTTTACTACATTTTTCAACTCAACACCAAACGCTTCAGCCACAAACCTAAAACCACCCACCTCTTTCTCCAAATCTATGTTAGAAGTCTTAATTTCGTTAATTTTTTCGTTCTCTTTAGCGTTTTGGTCTTGCAAATCACTAATTTTTTTGTTAATTTTAGCAATTTCTTTGTCTCTATTGTCTATTGAACGTAAAAGACGAGAATTGACCTTGCCACCATCAATGATTTTACCTTGATTTTTGTTAAACTCACTAATTTGTGTTGATAATTGTGTAATTTGAATAGTATTTTGGTCAATTTTAGTAGAGTGTACCATAATTTCCCTATCTACCTGTTGTAGTTTAAGTGATTGTGTCTGAAAAGCATTAGATAGATAACCAAAGATGCCGGCCGACGTGATTAACATTAGTAATGCAACTGCAGATACTAAATACCACTTATTAAAACCCTTAATTTCATCCCACATTTGCTTTAGATAGGTTGCAGCAACTAATTTGGCAAACTCCAATGCACCGGCCATTACCATCACTGCAGTTGAGGCACCACTAAATAGAACACCTAAACCTGTTACGGAGAAAAACGCTGCACATCCGGCGATAATTAGTGCAGAAAATCCGACTAACCATTTAAGCCAATTCATTTTATCTATTGATTCTTGTTAATTCGGAAATCCTTTCTACAAGTTTTCTTGAATCTTCTAAAACTTCAATTGCTTGAGAAGGTGTGATTTGTTGAGCTCCGTTAATAACATTTTGTAAAATCCTCAATTTACCATCTAAGGACTCCAATAACGTTTGTATTTTTTCGTTGTATATCATGTTTATAAATATTTAATAATAAAAAAAGGTAGAAGTGTTTAATCTCCTACCTTTGTAATATACGAAAAATAACTGAATTAACCTAATTTTGGGGTTAATTTTTTTGGTTTGGATTCTTCTTTTCTTTCTATTGAAATTAAGAGAATTCCGTTTTTTATTTCGGCTTTTGCCTTTCTGCCATCAAAGTTTTTACCTATTTGGACTCTTTCTTCAATATCTGAAATTAATTGGTTAAAAGGATTTTCTTTATCCTCTTGTGTCTTTTTGGCTTTGATTTCAATTCTGTCCTCAAAGCAGTTAATTTCAATATCGTTTGGATTGTGTCCTAATACCGATAATGCAATTGCTGCAGATTCGTCCTTTATGTCCACTGCAAATTTGTTTGGAACATAAGTTGTTGTTTTTGGTTCATTAAAGAACTCATCAAATAATTTACTGTAATCAATCATGTACATAATAAATGTTTTTAGTTAATAATACCCATATAGTTCAAATACTATACCACCCCTTATTCCGTTACAAAGTTATGACAAAACTACCATAACTTTATTACAAATCGGAAATCCTGTCATTAAAGTAAGTTATCTTGTCTTTCAATGATAGTGGACATATGGTCTGCCCAATGCATGATAAATTGTAACTTATATCTCAATTGTTTTTTAAGGTCATGTCCTTTTAAATACTTTTCATTGTCCTCATCATACATACCATCAGTAAGTTTGATTGCAAAGTATTCTTTTTCATTATAAGTAATACCATAGTGGTTCAACATAAAGAAAGTTCTATCGGTTAGTGTCATATAAGATATTCTCTCATTACTAACAAATAAGGTTCCGTATTTCTTTTGAGACCATTCTTCTTGGTTTGGTAAGTAATGTAATTCACCTTTAATACCTAATTTACCTAGATCGTGATGTAGACAACTGAATATCAGTTCCTCATCGGTAAAGTCAATAACACCACCTTGTGCAACAAACAAATCTCTCATCTTAAGAGCATTCTTTGAAACATTAAAAATATGGTCTATATAACCACCAATGTATGCGTTGTGATAATGTTTAGAGCCGGACGCTGCCGATAATGTAAGGTTGATTCCCAATTCTTCTTCGGAATACATATGGAGTAATTTCTCCAATCTTTCACCTGTAAAGTATTTCTTAACAAGTCCGATGAATCTATCGTAATTTGCTTGTAATTCTTGTTCTGTCTTTAGTTTCATAATTTAGAGTTTAATTGTTTATAATACTCTAATATACGACAAATAATTGACATTACCAAATAAAAGTTAAGAGGGGAGGGG